GACAGAAAGCACTACGTTAGCGGTGACGTTTAATAGTGTTAGTAGGTTCATTGGCTGTAAATAGCTTATTAACAATCGTCTCCACCGCTCGCAACCCGCAGAACCCGAGCAGGAACGCCGCTGCATATGCGTACTGCGGTTCTCCATCTAGGCGCGCAATCTTCAACACAAGAGGGGTGACATAGTTCGCCGAAGCCGCCCCGCCCAGAAGCGACGCAAGAGTCTTAGGGATCGAGGTCGCGGACGTCTTACTGCTCATCAGCAGACTCCCAAACAACCCCGCAATGGCTAACCCTATGTCAATCCCCTCTTGTTTTAGGTCCATATCACTCCTCTTCTTCCTCCTCTTCATCCCTAAAATCAACTACAAATTGAAGAGAGTTAAACCGTTCAACAAATATCTCAGCCTGCTTTACACGAGCAAAAACGTTGCCAATCCCCGCCGCTAAAGGAGTCGTGCATTCCGGCGTATCAATCTGCGCAAATATCTGGATGCAATCGAAATGCTCTCCCAGTTCATCCGCAACCCGCTTCAGGAAGTCTTGACTGCTTTCATCTTTTGCTGGGTTCATTTTTTGCCTTTCTCTAGCTCAGCCACAATTTTCCCGTTGATTTGTTCGTCGGTCATTTTGTTTCCTTTTGTTGTCGTTTTAGCTCACGCACCTTGGCTTGTAGTTTTCTGACTTTTTCGCGTTCATGCTTGAGAGAATCATACAAACTGTCAGCGCGGCTAATTTCATTCTTAAGAATGCGCTCCAGTTTTTCATTTTCCTCGGCTAAATCGTGCAGGAACTGTGCAAATCGCTTATTCATTCTGCCTCCTCCCACTTGCCCAGCGTGCGCAGAAACGCTTCTGCGCGTTGGCGGGCGGTTGCCCTAATTCCCCAGAGACTTCCCTCGATATCATTTAATGCAATTCCGTAGGCTCCAAACTGCCTGCCCTTTAATGCTTCCTCCGCCTCATGCATCGCGTTGAGATCGGTGCAGTAATTGGGTACATCTGACGCAAATACTGGAGTTTTGTTTGGAGCGAGCCAAGTATTACCTTTTGCCTCCCACCCACACGCTTCAGCAATCGCCGCGTTGATTTGCTCGTCGGTCATTTGGCCTCCTTTGCTGCTGCGATGAGTGCGTCTGCCATTTTAAAGGCTTGTTTGTTTGTTATCTTTTCACCTGCTCCCAAAAAGGAACCAACCATAAACTGCGCCGCAATCTCCAGTCGTGATGGTTCTGCGCGAGCCCCTGAAACTTTACGCATTTGTTCTAATTCAGCCGCACACGCATCCTGCATTCGGGAAACTTCAGCGCGGGCCTGAGTGATTTCGGATTCCATCTGATTACATAAGCCTGTTAATCGTTGTATTTCAGCCCGATGATTATTTCCTTCATTTTCTATCGCCGCAATAGCTTCTGTGCTTTCTTTTAGCTCCATCGCAAATTTATGGTTTCGTTTCGCTGATACATCCTGCCACTCGCGAGCAATATTTCGGTTTTTTATGGCATCAGTCAGCTCCTGCTTCAACCGCTCCACCTCAGCGCGGGCTTCGTCGCGTTCTTTTTTTAAATCTATCGCTTTTGACCAAGCGTTATCCCGATCACTTTTAAGTGAATCATTATCTATTGATAGCACTTCAATTTTCCCAAATGCTTTTTTTAGCTCTATTTCTGCTTTGTGGTGTTTTCGTTCGTCGGTCATTTGACCTCCTTTGCTGCTGCAATTAGTCCGTCTGCCCATTCTAAAGCTAGCGCATTAGTTATAGCATGATGCGTTAAAAACTGCGCCGCAATCTCCAGCCGCGAGGGTTCTGGGCGGGTCGCGAATCGCTTATAGCATTCGCAGTCAAGCAGTGCCTCGTCACGCTGCTTAATCAAATCGGCAACGGTCTTATTGCGCTCTCTTATGGCCTCGTCTCTCTGCTCAATCGCCACAGCCAAATCGGCCAGTGTGTTTTTGTTTGCCCGATCTAACTTCTCCATAATGGATTCTGTCGATGACTTCATAGTGTCTCCTCCTTCACAAACACGCCATTCGGCAGCAGCGTGCCCTTACGGTCCTTGATTTCTAGGTAAGCGTGCCCGAGACACTCGGTGATGTCCGTATCCTCCAGTTCGCACAGGTTAATCAAGCACACAATCACGTCGCCAACGGCATCGATCATCTCTTCCCGGTTGCCCTTGTTGACAGCATCAGCCAGCTCTCCCATCTCGCTAACAGCCTTGAGGCACTGAGACACAGGCGTTGCGTTGGGAATAATCTTGCGAGCCTCAGCCCACTTGATGACTAGGTCTTCGTAGTCGTGAAAGTTCATTGCTCTTCCTCCATCAGCTTCTGCTTGTCCTCGCACTTGCCACACTTCCTGCGCTCCGAGCACCCGCAATCTAACTCGTACTCGTCCAGCAGGATGAAGGCCAGCGTCAGCTTCTTTCTCATCTTTTTCAACTCCTCTGTCAGGTATTCCCCCTCGTTCATTTTGCGCTCCTCTCTGCCACCAAAGCATCAGCCCACAGGTACGCATCCTTCGCGCAGTCCTTCATATCCCATCCAGCCGCCGCCGCATTCACCGCATACATCTGTAGCACCCGGACAGCAATATAATCCCGGAACGTCATCTCCCCGAGGTTGCCACCACCCCGCACCTCACGCTTCTTCCGACGCTTCTTGCCCGTCAATGCCGCACTGATCTTTGCAGACCGTTCTGCCTTCTGCTCCGGGGTCATGCGTGACCACATTTTTTTCGCGTGCTCTCTTCTCTGCTCTATGGTTCTCATAAAATTATCTGCCTAGTAAACGCTTCAACTCATCCAGTTCTGCCTGTATCGCAGCCATCTTTGCTTCCATCTCATCCCGGGGCGAAATGTCATTAGGGCTCCCAATGTGCCAGAAAAACTCATCATCGTACCCCTCGAAATCGTATGCCGGGCTTGTTGATACGTCTCCCCCATCACTGGTATGGACCAATGCCATTCCGTCCAAAATCCCTACCACAACACCCCGGATCAATCCCCCGTTCTCTTCCCTGTGCCACCACATCGATCCAATCTGAATCGGGGACGCATCCGACACTGGCTCAGTGTACTCCCGAAACTTATCAATGAACATCTCCCGACTGTAGTCCATACAATCGTCAAACGATCCCTCCCAGCGGATCACTACAGTCCTCTCATCCGATTCAATCACCCGGGCATTGCAGCCCCCTTTGCTTATCCACCGACTTCCGAATTCAATCTTCATAATATGTATCCTACTCAGCGAAGTCTACATAGCTGCCCACAGAGTCCACAACAGACTCCATTGGCTTCTCGTAGGTCTCAGGCTTGCGCTCGGTCATCGTAGCAACATTCCCACCCCGCTGACGTAGTAAATGCACCAGCATCGACAAAGAGTCAAGTGCATCCGGCGAACCTAGCCTTGTCCTCTTGATGTAGTCCTTCTTGCTCTCTACCCGGACCATACCCTTGCCCTTCTGCATGTACCGTCGCGACGTTGCCTGCTTCACCAGATCTTCATTCCGAAAGCCGGGGCTAATCTTCAACCACTCAAACTCCAAATACTTACTCATCGCAAACAGCAACTCAGTCACGAGCCCGTTGTACAACTCGTTAGCCTTCTGGCTGTCGTCTCCCATCACCGGGGTGTCCGTAGCTGCCCAGCTATAGTTCAAGCCCATCACCTCGGACCCGAACGTGCTGCACAACACGTCGTGAATGCCAGCACCGTTCCCGGTACGGTCCACACAGAGCCAGCCCGGAGCAATCTTCATCTGCTTGCAGAACCGCACGATAGCCGCTGCCTGCTCCATCGTAGCCGCTTTTGGGAAGGGTATCTGCGAGTCGAGCTGGAGCATCGTCCGGGCCGACTTGAACTCGTGAAACTTGCCAGCCCGATCGATCCAGCCGTCCGATAGCCCGAACCGCCCGTAGCTGCAAAGCACCTGATCAACCCCTTCAAGGGCTAAGTCAAAGCTGGCAAGCGGCACCACAGGGCCAATGAACCGCACCAGCCCCATCGCGTTGTCCATCATTGCAGGCGAGATGATACCCATCGAGATCCCCTCGTCAGGGAACCAGCCCCGGGCCATTGTCGATGCCTCCGCAGTCCGCCCCCGGCTCACATAGGCCATATAGCCCTCGTAGGTCTGTAGCCCGGCAAACACCACCTTCTGCTCCTTCACGTTCTCACAGTCCGCTGCGTCTAGCCGTAGCACCTGCCATCCGTCTCTGCTCGTCCAGTCCTTGTCTAGCTCCATCTCCACACTGCCCCAGCCGAACTTAGGCTCGCACCGCTGCCCGAACTGGCTCGTCCTGTCCCGAGGGTTGCTGGCAGCAAAGATCTTGATGCGCCCGGGCACCGAGCTGTCAGCCGCCGACAGGATGTTCTGTACACCAGCCCAGACCCCGTCGGGGACTTCCTCGGCCTCGTCTAGAATGACGTGCGTTCGCGAGACCTTGCCCCAGCGGTCGTGCGTAGGTCCGAACCGGGGGGACGGGTGGAAGCCTCGCAGGGTGCCGTGCCCGTGTTCGCCTTTGGGGATGGCAACTAGGTGGATGCCCTGCTTGCTGTCCGTAGTGCTTTGAATCGACGTTGCCAGATCCTCGTCCAGCCCCTTCGGCTTCACCAGTGCGGTGCGGTGGAAGGTCTTGATCGAGGCGAAGATGTTCCGGGTCGCGTGCGCTGCCGTTAAGCTGACCACCTTGATACAGGTCCAGTCCGGGTCGCGAAACCAATCGAGGTAGAACCAAGCCGCCGCCCCATACGACTTGCCCATCGAGCCCGCCCCCTGCACCAACAGCTTGTCTGTAGCCATCAGGCCCTGCCATACCCGGCGGCAGGACTCTGGTCGCCAGTCAAACGCCCCCGGTCCCCAGAGCAGGATGGCGGCTGCCTCGAACAGGTCAGCTTCTAATAGGTGCGTCACATACTCTCTGATGATGCGCTGCGCCAGTGCGTCGGACATAGCCAGCGGTCCATAGTGTTGCAGGGCTGCCCGGGCGATGAAGCCTGCTGCCCGGATCATGCCCCGCTCCTCGCTGCTGTCTGCCAGCTCCCGGGCTGCTAGGCACACCTTGATGGCCCGAGCCAGAGGCGGCGGGAGTGTTGCGAATAGCTCGTCGCTCATAGGTTGATGAATTGCCCGATCGGGATATGCATCCAGAGGTCAGCGTCCTGATCGTCGCCCCGGTCGTAGCGTCCACCTGAGCGGATCTCTCCATTGAATGTGCTGGTGTAGCCTATTGTGTCGGTCCAATGAATAACGAGATAGAATGGCACTCCCGCCCTGTCTGCCAGCATCTGCCCTGTGACAATCTTTTTGAGCCCTATGATGGCCGTAGGGTAGGTTGCCTGCGCGCTAGTGCGGCATTTAATCTCAATAAAGCACTTGAGTACTCCATCCCTAAGTAGAGCATAATCAAGCTCATAGAACCTAGCTGGCAGCTTGAATGCCTCGCACTTCCACCGCTTGCAGAGCCTTTCGAGCACTGCCTGCTCGTTAGCTGCATCCTTTGCTGATTCATGTTTCATACTAAGCTAAGTTGTTGGAAATCAATGAATCCAATTCTATATGACACTGATTGTATTGAGTTATAGCGGAACTTGTTGATGTTGCGATGGTTACGCATCTAAGTACTGATTCTTCAGTGTATCGAGGTCAGGCTGGTCAAGTCGTGCTTTACTATACTGATCGAGTGTAAACTGCGGTGCCAGTGAAGGATCAGCCGGTACAGGCTCAGGGGCGATGATCTCTGCTTCGAGGTATTCTTTCGGCGGTCTGCTGTTACGATGGTACACCTCGAACGTCAGCTTGATAGCGTCGTCAGTCACAGGCTTGCGGTCCTCAGCAAACTCCCCGGCGAGCTTTGCGTCCACTGTCAGGGCTGCCAATCGATCGAATACAGCTTCCACCTTGCCGTCAGCCTTCCTGATCACTTTAGTGGGCACAGTGCCTTCGATCATTTGGCGGAGCAGGTCTCGCTTGAGATCGAGGCAGGCAATGGCCCGGGACTGCACTTCGTTCTGGATCTGAGCAATACGCTCGTTAACGTCAGTCCGGGCCATCAGGTTGCGTCCCTGTTGGTTTGGGTGAGCAGCTCCCGGGTTCAGTTTTGCGAAAGCTTCCTTTGGGGTCATGCCGTCAGCAACCAGCCAGCAGAAGCGTTCGTGCGTGCGGTTAACTAGGCGAGCCATAATGCAAGTGAGTTGCAATAAAGAATGTGTAGTGCGATTTCCTCTGTATTCATAAGCTTATTGCAATTCATCTGCATTAACGGTTTATTTGGTTCATTGATTAGGTAAAACACTAAAACACGTTTTGAAACGAGTAATTTTATTTTTTCGAGTGTTTTTGCTTTTGTTCTCGACAGAGTGTGAGTACCCTTATTTCTAGGAAAGCAAGCGAGCCAGTAGCCGTTTGAGGGGCTGACTGGCTGCTTGAGTATACGGATACCCTGACGGGCTCCTGTGGCTGTTATACGAGCTGAAAGATGGCGATGGGTCGGTTGTGGCAGGTTGCTCTGGTGGAGTTGATGTAGCCGACCTTGCGCCATTGGTTGGTGCGAAAGACTGCGCCCATTACTCTGGGGTCGATGCCGTCTGGGAGCGGGCAGTGCTTGTGGATATCGTCAGTTGTGAGTTCTGGAGGTGAGCCTTTCCAGCCTCTGGTGATTGCGAGCAGGTACGCTGCTTTACGGGCTTCTGAGAGCCATTCGGAGCGGGTTTGGTTGAAGAGTGGCAAGATGGTTTGAGTGAATGCATTCATAGTTGATGTATTAATGAGTTAAATGCTAACGCTGCTGTTGCTGGTACTACTCCGTTTCCGAGAAGGCGCAGCTCGTCAGTGCGGTTGTCACAGGAGACTGACAACTCGGCATAGTCCAGCCAATCGGTAGCCCCATCAG